CTTAAATTCAATTCTAAATTTCACAGCGATTCCAAACATTGTCATTTTGAATTTTGGGTTCTAATTCCAAATCACTGGTATGACTGAAACATCAATTTCGGTGGCTATGAAAGCCAGTGGCAAATTAGAAATATCATCCCAATTAATTGGTGACACCCCAATTAACCCTGATGTAATCAAGAGTGATGATGATTATGAAAAGATTTTCAAGGTTAGGCATGATCTAGTCCATGCTGCAATTTGTGATAAACTAGGAGTCTCTTTTGGAGAGAAAACTCTTGATGCTATCATACAACCTGACAAAATCTTCCCAAGTTCACTTAAATACTATGAAGAAGTCAGAAGGCAAACTCCAGACTACTTAGAAGTAAAAGGTTCAAATGTTGAAATATTCGAAGTGTCAGTGTCATCAGACATACGAATGAAATCAAAGAAAGCAGCTAAATACTCTCTCATGTGTAAAGTGCTACAGGATTCAGGGTTCATGATTAATTACAAAATATTCATCATCAATCCCAACAATGTCTTTATAAACAGATCAGAATTAATGACGTTAGGGTTAGATGACTTGACTCTAGATTTTTTTAGTAAAGTGTGTGACAATGCCAGAAAATTATTAGCGGAGGTTCATCAAACACCGGAGGGTGTTTCATACTATAGAAGCAGACAATACAAACTAGAGGACACAACCAATAATTTTAATTACCCATGGTCAAATCCTTTAGAGACCCACAGGGAGCTGCCCAACAAGTGTTTCTTTAGAGAATCTGATTTGATTGATATTGTTGCCACTAAGACCCCAGAGTTAACCCCAGATGACAGGTCTTTTCTGAGTGAAATCAAAGATTTTGCCAAAGACATTAGCTCAGAGATGGTTATGAAAGAGGAATTTGACCCAATTTTATTCTTAAGAGATATGAAAGAGAAATCTAATACTAGAGAACTAAGGAGTGTCCTCCCAATATGCTATATTAATCCTAGGGTGGTGGATTCGTCAACTCGTGACACATCCAATGATTGGTACCTGGTGAATATGATAGCATCTAAAATGAGAAGCTCATCAGACCCAATTCTAGCTGTTATTGGAGATAGGTGTGTTTCTCACCTTTTAGACATTAGAAACAAGCCAGCAATTAGAAATGAAGATTTCTTATTTGTCTGTAAGTTTTCAGAAGAAGAAAAATCAGCAATTGCATTGGAAGGTCCTGGGAGAAAAATATACATCAGAAGATCATCTCCTCAGCATGTTATTGAAGAGAAATCAAGAGATGGATATTCTTTAGACCCAACTGTTGATTGTACAGATATCAGGAAGATCTCATACCTATTATCACAAAAAACCATATTAGAGGAAACTGGAGATATCATGAAAGACTCAAAATCAATCTCCAATCTGGATGGTCCTGGTTTACGTTATTGTAAATTACTTCAGACCATATATAGAGAAATAAATATCAACTCCATGAGAGGAGATAGGAGACACAAATTTATAATAAAACCAACTGGAGCTGATGGAGTTTACATCTGCCTTCACCCAGGAACAAAACTGAGATGTGGTGAATTAGCAAATATCGTCTGGTTCAAAATCATCATTGATAATGATTTAAATGATGAACAGATAGATTTCTCATCTAGTTGGGTTTTTAAGAAGATGATAAATCATGGTCAAATTAGCTCAACTAGGTGGCTAAGCACCGATGTGCACAGATTGGATCATTATATTAGAGCATATGACAAAATACTAATGTCTTATGTGTCTTTAATTTCTCAAAGATTTAAATCTTCAAATGAATTGTGTGATTACTTTTTCCAAAAGAAGTTCGAGAGTGGAGCAAACTATGCAGAAATGAAACAAAATTTCGAAGAGACCAAGTCACCACAAGATTTCAGTCTTATAAAGTATGTGAATCAAGACACCTCGAACACACTGGGTCTAATAATAATGATCTACTTAGAAGATAGAAGGTCAACTTCCAAAATGTTGCAGAATGTAAGATACCTAGTCATGACTTCAATTTCCTTGTTCCCAAGATATAAGAGTGTTTTTGATAAGTTTACTGACGCAATTAGATCTCCACTCCAATGTTATTTGTTATCTCAATGTCTAGATTATCACAGAAAAATGAAGAATTGGAAAGCTAGTGTCTCAGCAAAATTTGGTAATGTATACTATGACACAAAGTCTCACTCATTCTTAGACATGTTTGGTGGATCAAATATAAGGCTGCCCAGACCAATTTGTTCAGATGATGAAGAGACAGCAGAATTCTCTGAGATTTTATGTGAAATGTATTTTACCATGTTGTTTAACAAAAACCAGGATGACCCAACACATGCTAGTTTCCAGATATTAGATAAGATTATTGAGGGTGAGGTCCATTTTCAAAAAATAAAACAAGAGGGACACCACTTAGGGTATGTCCCAGGGTTGACGGACATTGAGTGGGCTAAGCTCATACTATCCAAGAAGGAACTACATATGTTTTCAAATAGGGCTATTGAGATTGGCTCCAAATTAATTAGATTATTCAACAGTGATCCAGCTGGAGAACACATTAGACAATCTGTGAAAAGAAGCAATATAAATAAAACTCTAGATGAATATGCGACGTTCAAATCATCATCAACCTGGAACAATTCCACATTCAACCCTAAACTGAAGACACAAAATCCAAGAAGGAGATGCATGGAAGGAGTTTTAGAATTGTTAGGTCAAGGATACAACACTACATTTGATGTTGTTGAATCAATGAAGAAAGAGCCAACTTTTTACCATGTTTTCAAGAAAAATCAAATTGGTGGTGTTAGAGAAATTCTCATTCTCCCTATAACCAACAGAATCAGAATAAACTTACTTGAAACAATATCTAGAAACATATGTCACTTTGATGTGAGAGAGATTCTGACACATGGAGTGCAAAAGAATGATAGTATCAAATCAGTTCTGTACAAATCGAGGAAATTAGACGGCAATAGAGCACCTATCCACTTGACTTTTGATAAAAGCAAATGGGGCCCAAGCTTTGTCCCAATACAGTTTTTGTATCTCTTCACAAGCTTTGCAAAGCAATTAGGAGACTTCTTTCCATTTATTTTAGACTTGCTAATTAGGCATCAAAATAAGACATGCATCCTGCCAGACAGATTGGTTACAGCTTGGTATAAAGATGATAGTAACTCACACCAACATAAATACCCAGAATTGCAGTCTCTCAAGGAAAAATTTATGGTAGACAAACAGTTAACATATACGAATGAATCAAATATGGGTCAAGGGATCTTGCATTACACATCTTCTCTTTTACATCTTGCTTTAGTGAGTTTTAGGGATCATCTTTATAAACTTTGGTGTAAAGATGAAGGACTAGATAGTAATGATCATGAAGACTTATTATCTTCAGATGACTCATACACAATCTACTGTCCAGAAATCAAATCAACAGGATCAGTCGAATTCATAAAGCGGAAACTACTAATATTTTTACAGTGTCAGCAGGTTTCTGAATATTTATTCAACTGCAGAACATCAAAAGTGAAGTCAAGCATCAATCCTCTCATTGGTGAGTTTAATTCATTGTTTGTCAGCAATATGACATTCATACCAACATTGTTTAAATTTGCGCTTGCATCTGTACATCCAGTTAATACTGACTCCTTTTACAGAATGGTTAAAGAGTCTTTTGGATCAACAAGACAGATAATTGAGAATGGAGGATCACTAGAATTGTACTTAATTGCTTCACACTTAAACAAAAATTACTGTGAGAGTATGTATCACACTCATACTGGGGGAATAAATGATCTGTCAAAAGAAGGAATTATTCACAAGCCCTATCATGTTGGTGAATATCCCATATTCAACCCATCACTAATGGTCATTTTTGGTCCGGAGTATCACAACTATCAGCTATACAGAAGAAATTGGGACACAATGAATCAAAAAGAGAAAAAACTCTTTATGTCATCACACAAAGTTGTTTCAGGGGGATTAATTGAGACTATGGCAGAATTCGAGGATGGAGACACTATATTAGGGGGGCTATTAAGGATTGAAGCCAATATTGGCCCAGTACGACAACTTGAAAGAATTAAAAAGCAAAGCATCCTTAGTCAAGAGGAACTATCAGCGATCATAGTCTCTAATCCACTTGCAATAATAACCAAGCCTAAGACGAGGGATGAAATAATTTTTAAGACATGTCACAAGTTGTACACGGTTGGCTCAAAAGAGGCATTGAAAAATTTGGCATCATCTATCTTCTATGGCCGGGTGTCTGCCACAGTATCTGCTAATGCCTTCTACATTCCTAATGGTTTTAAAGAATCCAAAACATATTTAGAATGCCTGAGGCAGCTGATTGATGTGGAATGTGATCTAACTCAAATAGAGGCTCAAATTAAGTTCCTTTATCCTAAGTCAGTTGATTATGATGTCTTTGTCAATATGAAAGAAGAGAGATTCTTGTACAAGGTTAGAAATCCATTTGAAATTCAAACAGTTCAGACACTAGTCACCCACAGAATATTTACAAAACTAACACAGCCAATCCCAGATTTAATGGAGTATAAGTGGAACATCAAAGAGATCCCAGATAACTTACAAACCAAAGTGAACAGAGATTTTAGCATAATACAATTTCACTATCCTTTGATTAAGGACACCTTAGAGCAAACTAAAGACCAATTCACCGGAGATGAGTTAGACAAAACCAAAGCTCTCTTACTCTTGATGTTGAGACTATACTCTCTGAGAGATAGAACATTCAAAGGAGTTATATTTGGTCTTGGGTCTCATGATATAACTAGAACATATGAAACACTGATAGAGAGGAATCAATCATTGTCACTAAGCAGTGAACTAACTGAAGTGACAAACTACCAAACAACTTACCATTCTTATGACAAGATTTATTGTGCATATAATCATCTTATTTTATCTAGAATGACATCTGACAAAATTAACCATGATCTCTGGAATGAGGTTGGAGCACAAGAGTTACAAATCTTCTTTCTTGATCCTGGGGTGAGTAGATCTGTGAAGAAAAGAGTTTTCATGAGTGCTATTTCAAACAGATTCATCACGAATGCTGAGGAATGGAGTGGGAGAGTCGGTGTCATATTACATTACTGGTTCAAGAAACAGAAATTAATTGATGGAGTTTACAAAGGTGACTTTAATCTCTG